AAAGACGACCTCGGTAGTGCAATGGCAGTTGGCATGGAAGTCGGGCTCATAGGTGTAGGTGCGAGTACCGATCAGGTTTCCGTCAGCTGCGCTGGTCGTCGAGAACGCCATAAGAGCGCAGAACGCGCACGCTCCAGGCTCCGCTACCCGTTGGACCGTCTTAGAGACTGAGTCCTGGCCGGCATTAAAGTCCATTGTCTGCCGATTGTATTGAGCAACGTAGAGGGTCATGGCGTTAGAGAGGATGTCGGGGATGGTGTCGAAGCCTTGATCCATGAAGGTTGCCATTCCGTAGTTGACGACCGCGTCGGTCTTGGCACCTAGGTCAAATACTGGAAGGGTTGCCTTGTAGACCTTTGTCGAATTAGCAAAGAGTTCTCGAGTGGTGTCGTAATAGTCAGCGGCCGTCACCGCGTTGATGTTCCCGTAGCGCCCGATAATGCCTGGCACGACCTGACGGAGAAAGCCGCCTAGTTCGTTCTGCCCTAGGTTCGCTCCCTTAGTCAGCACTGGTACGGCCTCGCGCTTCATCAGCGTTGAGACATGGAGCATGGTATTGCGATTCTTAAGAGCGAGCGCTTTACGCGTTGGCATTACGGGGCAGGAGTGGGATTAGCCGCCTGGGCGAGTTGAGCCACTAGATCGGTGGCACCGCTTCGAGCCTTATCCCGTTGGAGTTGAGCCTTTTCCGCATCGCTAAAGTTCAGTCGGTTATAGGTGACTTCTGAGTCAGGTAGCAGGACTCCGGCGGCAATAAGTTTCACAGCTGCGTCAGTCGAGGCCGCCACGGTCGGGGTCGAGGCATCGCGCCAGATTGGACGTACGTCGTTGACTTCTTCGGGGATTACACCGTCACGGATTAAGAGCGACAGTTTGGCAACTTCTGACCAGGTGCGACCGAACTGCTTCTGACGGCGCTCAGCCTTCTTGACCAATCGGTTCTCGAGCGCACGAATAGCATCGGCGCTTGCAGGGTTGTCCGTCTGGAGTCCGAGGTAGGACGTAGGGATAGACGTTTCCGCGGCGAGAATCTGAGCGTAGGCTCGGAGTTGGTTAAAGTACGGCTCCGGCGAATTGGCCGAAAACTGACCCACCTGGGGCATTACGCCATCGTCATCGTTGTACCCGATACCTAGGACGCGGCCTTGGATTACCGACCAGCCTTCCGTGGGGTTTCCGTCAGCGTCAACGAAGGCATCCTCACTGGCTCCGAGAATGTACCGTTGGGGGGCTGAATAGAACTCTCGAGCGACTTCCGCACCTACGAGCGTTCGCATCGCGGAGTCGGTGACCGACATCACTGCCCTGGTTATCTCAGACCGGCCCCAGGGGTCGCCAGAGCGAGGATTGTTGATGAGTGGGGCGCAGGGTACTCGACCCAACATATGGTCGTCACGGGTGATTTCCAGCCATCCGTCACGCGTGTTGCCGAAGGTAATGGTTACGTCCTTCAGATACAGAGAGCCACCATTAACGTTGCCCTTCTCATCGAAGGTAGCGAGTAGAGCTGCGAGGGGTCGACGCGTTCTCATGTCGTAGATGGCAGTCGCTCGCTTAGGGGATTCGATAGTGATAAGTACGTCGGGCTCACCATCCATGCCCTTGCCCACGAAGACAAAGCCAGAACCGTAGATGAGCGCGTCTTTGTGACCTTGCGAGGATTCGAGGTCCAGTTCGTTAGCGCGGTAGACCATATCGAGTCCGAGGTTTGCACCGCCAATCCAGCCCTCGAAATCCAGGCGCTCCTCGAGCACGTCAACGGCCGTTCCGCACCAGCCCACTACTGAGTTCAGTAGACGGAGTGACGGTGGGACCGAGATGCGTAGATCCTTGAGACGTTGCTTGCCTTCGTAGTAGCACTCGCGAACCGAGTTCTGAAACTGATGGTTGATGAGCTTCTGACTGAGCGCGTCAATGATGTTGGATTCTTCGAGGCTAAGACTCATAGGATTAGCGCCTTCCTAGACGTAGTGGACTTTTGGCGCTCTTTTGTTGCCTGGCGAGCACCATTTGCCAGTACCGCGCAGGCGAGCAAGTCGATTTTGCGCGGAGAGTTCTTCTTTTCCTTCCTAAAACTACCAGCCTCAGTGGCGACAGCATTTAGAACGTGTCGACTTAGCCTGGCATCTCCGTCATGACCAATCTCGCCAGACACTAAATCGGCTAAAAACTGCTGAGCCATTGGCGCGACTCGATGATTGGTTGGGGGGATTCTCTCGACACGGCGCTTATACGTCTTGGACCAGTCGAGGACATTCGCTTCGTAGAACGACGGATCGCACCACAGCATTTTCACGTCGTATTGCTCAAAGAGTTTCTTAATCGAGGCTTCGACTTCGTGCTGGTCGACCGTCCATTCGGGGTCCTGGGGGTCAGGCTCCCAGACTTGATGGACTCCGAGCGTCCCCGTCGCCACGTCCTGGATGACGATGCCGGTAGCGTCACCAGAGATGGAGCCGTCGAAACCTGCCGTGACCTGAGCGCCCTTGGCAATCCCTTCGGGGCGTTGAGATAGTCCCCAGTAGTGCGGCGAGATGAAGTCCTCACCGGCTAGGCGGACCCACTTGTTTAGGCGGTAACGCTGGAAGGCTGAGAATCCCGTAGCACCGGCCTCAGCGATGGCGGCCTCAAAGTCCCCTTGATCCATGAGCCCTTCGGCAAGGTTGGGGTTAGCGGCTTTCCAGGTGACGGGGTCGGTCGGGTCTGCATCGTCTTGAGCCTCCCACCACCAGAAACCGAACTGAGGGTCTTCGATGTCGCCATTCGACACGCGTCGACCATATTCGTAGAGTCGTCCTAGCAGGGTGTCGGTGTGACCTCCGGCCGTGGTGATTGCTACGACCAGAGATTCGGGGCGGTCACCGGAGCCTTGGGTCAGTGCTTCCCACAGCTCATCGCCACGTTGATTCGACATCGACGAAGGCCACGCGTGGAGTTCGTCAGCGACGACTAGCGACGGGGCTAGACCGTGAGCCCTCATGGCATCAGCGGATAGCGCCCGATAGATCGAGCCTTTCGAGGGAAGTTCGAGAACGTCTTTGTACACCTTGATAATGCGCGATAGGGCAGGATTGTCCAAGACTTGCTGGCGAGCCTCACCGAAGACGATGCGAGCCTGGGCGCGGTCACTCGCTGCGGAGTAGACCTGACCACCTGGGGCGCCATAGACCAGGTGCTCGAGCGCGATGGCGGTTCCGAGTAGGGACTTGCCATTCTTACGGGGTAGGCCGATTACAGCTCGACGGTAGCGCATTAGGCCGGTGGCAGGGTTGACCTCGAACAGCCGGTCCATGAGCCACGATTGCCACGCGGTGAAGTCCACCGGTTCCCCGACCTTAAAGCCTCGAGATGCTTTTAGGAGCGTGGCGGCAAAGTCCGTGACGTTCGGTCCCCTGGTTAGATCGTTGAGCGACGGGACGGAGTAGGCAGGAGCCCAGAGGTCATCAGCCGCCGGTAGCACGTTGCGCCCTACGCTGCGCTAGTTCGTCGAGCTCATCGCGGACGCGTACTTCGGCCAGGCCAAGTCGAGCGCGGTCCGAGGGGGAGAATCCGATAGCGGATAGCCAGGTAGTCATCTGAACGCGCAGCTCTTTAAGTTGGTTGACCATCGGGTGAGTCACGATCTGACCGTTGGCCGTCTCGTAGAAACGGGCGATATGGCCGTCCCAGATTCCGCGGCGGATGTTCTCAGCCTCATCGTGGGCGCGACAAAGCATCTCAATCATGGTTCGGTCGGACTCTGGGGAGAGCCACTGTTTGCCAGCAGTCCAGATATGGTTCCAGAGAATCAGTCCATCGTCGTATAGGCCGACGGGGGCCAAGGGTATCGATGTTGATCCAGGTAGGTGTGGAGCGTCGGTAGTGGGGTGAGGTTTCTTAGTGCGTTCTTTAGGAGCCGGTGGCCGGCCCATAGGTCGGCCAGTGTTTGCCTTTGGCATTTCTTACCTTTCCATCCAAGCCATGCGGTTTGGCGATGGTGGCCCTGCGGCCTACGGTCATCTTACCCAGGGGGAGGGGAACATCCATATAGCGACGCGTCGACT